TGGTCGAGGTAGCCCAACATTTCAAATGAGGACTTCTCCAGTTGTGGGGTCGCCAATGGCATAATTGCATTGGGAGATTTAACTCTGACTACGCCACCCGGTCGTTGGGTTAGGAGGTCGTCAAGGTTGGCTTGGCCTTCGAGGACAGCATACCTGCCGAAGTTCTGGTTGTACATATTGTCCATCAGGTTTCTCATCAACGTACTTTTTATAAGCTGTATGTCCATGATGAGGTCGGCAATGGAGAGACCGAAGAACTTGTGCGGTATTTTGACAGGTGTGATGCTGACGAAAGGAATCCTGTCTATGGGTTCGTTGGCAAGAATCTTATCGCCAACAGAGCAAATCTTTCTCAGCTCTGCAATACCATCTTCGTCATAGTCTATCCGCATGAAACTTTCGTGCAGCCAGTAAGTGCGGAGTGCGTCGGAAGTTTCTTGGCCCCAACCTTGTGTGCTTGAGTCATCAAACTGGTAGCGTGCCAGACGTTCTGCATTGTAGGCCATCGTATCATCGCCACTGCCAAGTTCGTCAGAGTCGAGGGTTTCGTCCGGGTACATCAGTCTTAACTCAGAAAGAGTCTTTAATACGCGATGGCAGGTGAAGCGTGCATCCGCTATATCTTTGGCTTCTCTTGAGATAAGAAACTCCTCGGGTGGTACGTTCTCTATTCTAACCTTTCCGACGTAAGCCTCTCTTCTTATTACAACATCGTGTTTAGCGCCATAGTCATCTGTATAAGCAGTATGTTCTATGATCTCTACGCCTGGGGAGATGATAAGCGCATTGAACTCCTGCTCGTCAAGGCTATTGTACTCTTCCCTATTCCAGTCTTCGTACTCATCCCACCAACACTTTACGATACCATTCTTCTGTAGAAGAGCGTCAGAGAACCAGGAGTAGAGGATTTCCCAACCCGGATTATCTTTTGTAAAGATGTAATTAACGTAGTCCGTAGCCTGTTCAGCCGCCTCTACGTCTTCCGGGCCAACTGGATTAAAAGTCACCATCTCGTCACCACTGGCGAATACACGCATCAAGGATGGCTTGATCCACTCAATGGTATCCATTACGGAAGAATCAACGTACTGACTCCTCCCATCCACCTCGTTACCAAACGGCAGGCCATAGTAATATTCCATAGCCTTCTCTCGCTGCTCTGAAAGAGTGCCGCTATAGCCAAGAGCTTCAGTGATCTCACTGTTCACTCTTGCCATTACTTCGCTGTCTGTTAGTTTAGATGATGCCATAATTCTTATATTCTATATCCTTTGTCCATGCCGGGTCTTTATCGGAAACTGCGAATCTCTGTGATTGAAAGGCGTAGCGCGTAGCCGACATAATATCGTCGCGCAACGGTACGACCTTCCCACCTTTCCTGTGATACATTCTGAACTCCTCGAACCAATCCGAAAGAGTAGAGAACACCTTGAACTTATTGTTTTCCATAGATTGCAGCATTGCCATCAAACCTTCCTCAACGCTGTTGCCACCTTTGTTCTCTCCCAGTGCAGGAGGATTGGTGAAGTGCTCAAGAAGCATATTACAACCTAGATTGCGGTACTGGTCAGCAAGACCAGGATTGCCCATAGAGTCTCGTCTATTGCCATCATGGGGATAAGCAATGGGGATAAAGTGGGGCCGAGTGCGTATAGCTTGAGAGTGAACCGTTGGTGATGCCTTTGACATTCTGTAGCAATCGTAGACATAAAACGTTTCCTCTTCAAGATCAACNGCTGCCCAGACTACCGCTGTGGGGTGGTCCCACCCGAAGTCTATCGCTGCTATCCTGGGCCAATGATCCTCTAATACGATAGGATCAATCAGTATCTTCTCTTCCTGTATCGGGAAGATCAGGCCGGAGCCTATGGATGGTCGGCCATAGCGCCGCATCTCTCTTTCGTGAGGACTGTAGCTTGAGAGAATCTGCTGCATGACACCTTCGTCCAGGTGTCCTTTCTGTCCTCTGAGCGACACTACTGTCTCAGATGCGTCNTCCCAGGTTGCATTTACTAATGCTTGCCCACTCTGGAGGTTGTTCATGAAGGACGCTACAGTCTCTGTCATGCCTTGTTCTGGGGTGAAGGTCATGTAGACCATGCCTTTACGGTCCAGAGTTCTTGTTACGGCCTGGGAATAGATGTCTCTGCTNGGCTCTTCGTCCAACCAGATACAGTCTACACTCCTGCCTTGCCACTTCTCTACGCCCATCTCGTAGGCTTTGAAGAATAAAGAAGAGTTCCCACCGCTAACGTGCCTGATTAGGGCTACCGATTTGGCGTTAGGTACACCCGGTTTACGTTCGGTTTTTATTATGTAGTTTTTCGGCACTGTGCCGGAACCAAACGCCTCCGGGTCGTCGGGAGAACCCAATAACTCGTACTGTACAATATCTCTGGTTGTCTCGTTGGAGACCCCACCCGCCCAGGCGATGATAGGAAGATTGTACTTTCTGCCTTCCCACCATTCCGGGTACAATCCCGTCAGGTGGTAGGACAGCTCCATGCTGCCACAGAAGGACTTGCCTATGCGGTTAGCGGCCATGAGGAGCCGCTGATTCGCCTCTGAGCCTGTTCTGTGGAACTTTACCTGGTACGGGTAGGGATCATAGGTATCAACTCTGTTGAACCTTTCCCGCTGTTTGAGTTCCTTTAGAAGCTCTAGCTTTCTAGTGTTTGAGGAGCGCATTCAGCTCTCTCTCTATCTCCTCGTTGCTCATGGCTTCTATTGTGGTCGTTTCGATCCTTTCGACGGGTTTAAGTCCACCCCGGTCAAGGAGGTCACGGATGGCACCAAGTCTAACCGATTCGGATTCAGCCGATTCAGCAAGTTCCGTAAGCCATTGTAAACCCGCAGGAACTTTGTCCTGAAGNAATTTCTGTGTTGCTTCGCGTATCTCATTACTAAACTGCGCCTTTAGTTGTGAGCCTTTTACTTTCGCAGTCTTCTCCGAATAGCCTGCATGGATAGCAGACTTCGTAGCATTGCCTGTGAGAACATAGTGCTCTATGAATTTATCTTGTAGTATTGTCATAACTGTCTACCTAGTGGAAACGACCACCACCTCCACCGGCTCCTCCTCCACCGTCCCCACCTGGGCCATCCCCACCACCCATACCTAACGTTGCAAGTGCCGCAGAAACAGCATCAGAGTAACCCGCCATTGTTCCAGGTGTCATATCTCCCGCTCTTCTACCCGCTTCTCTGGATGGTTGAGTTATAGCCGTTTTCTTCTTGGGCTTCTTTTTAGGTTTTCTTGGAGGGGGTTTTCTTCGAGGAGCTGACACAACTGGAGGTGGTGCAGGCATTTCCGTAAAGGTATCGATCTGTGATCTTATATCCTGTGCTCCTGCGGGAGTAGACGCTCTTTGGGCGGCTTGCTCGACCTGTGCTGCCTGGGCCTGCGCTGCTGCTCTCGCTATTTCTGCATCATATGCCTGCTGTTGCGCTATTCTTTGCTGTTCTTGCTGTTCCGCTGCTACCCTATCCTGCTCACCAGTAATCTGTAATGCCAGTGCACGACGATCTACGTACCCACCAGGCGCTGCTGTAGAAGGATCAATAGAACCTACATCAATACCCGCGCTCTTCGCCGCTTGTGCGATCTGTGATGCTGCTCTCCGTTCTGCTTCGGCTTTAGTTCCTTCTACAGTAATGTTTGGGTTCACGGCACTTGTATCTATGCCAAGAACATTCTTCTCTACCATGGCATCTATGTAATCCCCAACATCGTCATAGCCTGCTAGTCGACTTAAAGAACCTTTTGCTCCTGCCGGTCCCTGCTGTCCGGCCATCCTCATGGCATCACTGAGACTTATTGTAGGATCAACCGCAGCCCTAAACGATTCCGTCGCATACTGATATGGATTAGATAAGGCGGCACCTATTAGCGGCAACATGGGAGATATGGGATGACCTCGTATCTGTTGTTCGCCAAAATCCATTCCTTTCAAAGCGGCGGCATACTGCTCATTAGTCCAATCAGAAGGTCTGTCAAGCATATCATCCTGACTTAATTTATTTATCATGCCCACATTCTGCATATGTGGTTGGGTGTCCAAACCAAGCAAGCCTTCGTACAATCCTGTACCTGCTTTTTGGTACACATCCCCCCAATCTATAGGCTGAGCTACAGTTCCTTCTACAGTAATGTTTGGGTTCACGGCAAAGGTGTCTACCCATCTATTTTCATTCTGCGCCTTCATCTCTGGTATACTGGACCTGAGTTGTTCAGGCGTAATCACGCCTTCATTCATTAGCTCGTAGGCCGCTGTAACTGGTGTGTCTCCTGGGCCAAATGTTCCTAAAAGATTTTGGCCCATTGCCTTTGATCCGTCTATGATAGATTGCAATAACGAAACATCTCTATTGGGGTCTTTAGCGTCGTCAAGTACTTGGTCAGGTATTTGTGTCACAGATTGCATCGCATTCAATACTGAATTCAAATCGGCAACTTGACTACCTTTCATTCGATTTGCCTGATCATTGGTTAGGAGTCCCGCGCTTAACATATCCTCTACGGCCTTCTGTTCGGCATCATAGGCCGAAAAGTCTTTGCCAGTAGTTATCGGAAATACATAGTCTTTCAAAACAGAATCAATAGTGTTTCCAAGGCCAGTCGTGGTTGGACCACCGGCTGTTCCAAGTCCTGTGCCACTAGCAGATTCCGTTATAACCGCATCCGATAGACGTTCAGGCGATAAATCTCCGATGTTAGCCCCATAAAGACTATTATCGAGTCGCTGTTGAAAGAAAGCATTGCTGTAGTCTGCATCCATAGTTGGCGAGGGTTGGGTAGAAAGCAACTCACCCATCATCATGCCGGGATATTGATCGTATGTGCCAAGTGTAGTAGATGCGTGTGGTCCTTCTTGGCCCGGTACATAAGACGTTAAAGTCATACCAACTTCCGGTCTTTGTTCGGTTCCCATAGAAGAGACAAGAGGAGGTACCCCATGATTTAAGTAGCCCATATAGGCTTTTGAGCCCAAGTCTTCTAATATATCCTTCTGTCTTTCCGATTCATTCATTTCAGCAAGTATCGGCTGCTGATCTGGCGTAAGGCCGACACCAACAAATTTATCCCGATACGGAGACGATAAAGCAAATCCTAGATCAGAATGTTCTATCCCAGGGTCCACATCAACAGGCGTGTCTAGGATACCTTCCCAGGCGCTACCTTCGCTTGGAGGCCCCATTGAAGGCCAACCACCCCAACCACCACTTCCATACCCAGGACCATCGGCTAAACTCCGCCCAGGAGGAAGCATAGACCCTACTGGCTGTGCTGCTCCTTGGTCGCTTATTGCAAGCATTTCTTGCGTTATATCAAAGATAGGACTAACACCATCTACCCAAGGCTTCCCAGTTTCATCACCTCCTCGAAAATAGTTTGGTAGGAGAGACCCAGAATATTTGGATGTTGGGCCTGCAACACTTTTTTCGTTTGGAGAAAAGGTGGGACGTAAAGGCGTGTACTGTGGTAGACCACCCGCAGGCATCTCGTAACTACCACCTTGTGGGCCAGAAGGAGTCCACGGGTCGAATGCGGGAGTGCTCTCTTGATACGTTGGGCCAAGTGTTGGTGCCAAAGGCCCATGCAAGCGCATCAACGCTTCTTGCTGTTGGCGTAGCTGTTCTCTACGATCTTCCTCATCCAGGAGATTCATATAATCTGCCATCAGCCTTTTCCCATCTTCTTGAAGGTCTTCGCAAGCGAAGCCTGTCTTTTAGTCTTGGCAGAAGCCTTCGAACCTTTCTTGAGAACCTTACTGGCATACGCCTGTACACC